ATGTCTTGCCATAAACACGCTCCTTAACCGCTTGCGAAATAGTTTGTCTTATGTTTTCATTTATTGGCTCTTGCGTAGATGGAACTGTCTTTCCTTTAAAGATAGAACCAACTAACTGTTCATTGCCTGTTTGTATAAATAAAGAACCATTTTGGGGAAATCCGCCTGTCTGATACTTCGTGTTTACCACCTACTTTACAACTGCTTTAAGCATATACTTAGTTGAGCACAATGCTGGTTTCGTACCTACAATCGTGAAGTCCGCTGATGTTTCATCAATAAGGCTATCATCTGTGTATGTAGGCTTGCTATCAAGCCAGATAAGGTCGCCTTTTTGAACAGGCAGCATATTCCTATCTGTCAGTAAAATAGCATCAAAATCAGCGGTATCAAAGCCATATTCTTTGCTCTGTGCTTCTCCACCGCTGAACGATATGTTAGCTTCAAAATCAACCGGCTCTGAAAAACCTGTTTTTTCTTCAAGGACTTTGGGTATCTTATTTCCCTCATCATCAAGATAGGGAATAAAGTTGCCCTCTGTGTCGGTATATCCCTCATAAAGAATATTGCCCTCATCGTCTCTTTCGTAAATAGTTACCGTCTGCCCTTGAAGTGAATACTTCATAGCCTGCTTATTGATGTCAAGCATATCACTTCACATCCTTACCAAATCGCTTCCACAATTCAGACAGCTTTTCCCATCCATACATCGAAACGAACGCTACAACAAAACCTGCCATAATTGCCGCAAGAATCATATACCACAGTATTGTCATCTGAATATACTGCATATAAGCAACAAATGCCGCTACAGTAATACCAATTGATAAGACAAATACCACAATATCTGTAGGTACCTTATTGAATACTCCAATGCCCTTTATTACCTGTGTAATTACAGATACCATAAAGGCTAATACCCCGACAATTGCTAATATGATTGTCATATTTGCAATCAATGTCTGCATAATATCCATTCTGCTATACCTCCTTATCTTCATTAAGTCGTGCTTCCAATCCGTCTATTCGGTGGTGTGCCGACTTTACACTTTCCTCAACCTTAATAATCCTGTTATCGTGAGAATTAAGTTCTTTTCTCATTTCTGTAACTTCATTCTTTATCTCTGTTGTATTGCTTGATATTGTGTCAAGTTTCATATTTATGCGTGTATTTTCCTTTACACGCTCTGTAAGTTCTGCATTGTCAGACTTTTTGTTGTTCTTAAGATTAAATCCCAACGTAAACAGTCCGAAAAAGACGGAAAAAGCAACTGAAATAATGCTTATAATTACTGCTATTGGCATTGATATACCGCCTTTCTAAATTAATAGGCACACCGCCCACCACCCTTAATGTGTGCCGCCTGCTACCGTATTGGTAACGCACAATCTTCTATAAAACCTTAGCAAAAGGAAATACCCCGACAAATAAGCTGTCTCTATCTCTCCAAGTTCTGTTGACACCATTCTCATTGTAACTTGCCATAAATGCTTCACCTGCTTGTGAATGGTCGTAGACAGCCAGATTAACAATAACGCTCTCAAACTTCTTCAAGTCCTCGGTTATCATTTCATCTGTGTAGCTGTCGGGGTAATTTCTTCTTGCCTTTACATCTTCTGTAGCTTGCTTAATAAGCTGTTCGATTATCGGATTATCTTCTTTGCTATCGAACACTACCACATCAGATGTTGTTTCATCATCATTTGTGACTGTATCAATATGAAATTGTTTAAGCCTGATTTTAACTTGCTCTAATGTGGTGTATTCCATAATTTCAGCTCCTATAACCCTAATTTCTCAATTAACAGTTCTTTAAGTTCTGCTCCTGTAAGCTCCATTGCGTTCTCAATACCTTGTTCTAAGGCAAGTGTCTGCAGGTCCGCTGTTGGCATACGCTTAATAGCTGTTTTTGTGTAATCGCTTGTAGGTTGAGCAGGGAACTTGTCCTGCTCTTCCTCATACTTAAGCTCATCTCCATAAACAGCTTCCTGTCTTGCATTATCTGCTGTTACTTCTTCGCTCTGCTTTGCGGCGTTGATTTTATGTCGTCTTAATAACATATAAACACCTCTTACTTTCCAAACTTAGCAAGAACAACCTTTGAATCGTTGCTTAAGACTGTTGTATAATGTTCATCACCAGATATAACAGTTGTCTTTGCAAGAATGTCTCTGTCAGATTCAATCTCAACGTTTCTCTTCATATAGATTGTAAGTGCGTTCTCTTCCTCTGACACGCCATCCGCACCTGCATCCTCATTAGGGTCTTCTGCTGATACGATAACAATAGGACAAGCGTAGAACTCTGTTGTAACAGCCTTTAACTTGCTGCCTACCTTAATTTCTTTATCCTTTGACTTAAGCGTGTGTGCAAGTGCTGTGTCAAGATGAACATTCGTTGCATCCTCGCTTGTTGTATCAGCTACAACATTGATTGTTCCTGTTGAATCATCAAGTTCATACTTAACCAGCTTAACTTTCTTAGACTTAACAACTTGCGCTCCTGCAATAGAGCCGATAGTGCCGTTCATAATCACATTAAGTGGGTACTTATCGTTGCTCTTAAAATCATCGTCATTAAGCAATGTGGCTTCCTGTGCTGGATTAATGAACAGTATCTTTGTAAGTGATGAATCTGATTCATCATCAAACTTGCTATTAGCTGCTACAACTGCTGAATAGCTGATAGGTGCTGCTGTTCCATCGTAATCAATAGGTGCTGTGCAAAGTGCGTCATAGCTGTCATTATCAACCTTTGCAGCGATTGACATAGTAATCTGATTAATAGCTGTACCAAGTGGGTCGCCATAACCAGATAATACTGATTCATCTGTAAGCTCTACAGCCTTACCTGCTTTCTTAACCTTTGCTTCTGTTGTAGATGTTGTAAGTACTGTTGTACCCATAGCAACACCTTCTGCTACATCTTCTGCGTCACCAATATAAGCATACTTCGGCACAACAATTGTGCTTCCCGGTCTGCCTACAAGTGTTGTATCAACTCTTGCGATAGGTGAGAACTTAATCTTCTTTGGCAACTTAGCTGATACCATATCAGCCATTACCTGTGGATCTACTAAATTTGCTAACTTAGTCTGTGGCATAGTTTGTTTACCTCCGTTTTCTACTCTGTGAACTTCTTATAAAGTTCTGGATTCTTATTTTTGAACTCCACTCTTTCGTGGTAATTCATCCTGTTAAACTGTTCCTGTGTTACTGTGCTTTCTTCTCCACCGCCTGCATTAATAGCCGGTCTCGATTTAAGCCACTCTGCCTTAGCTTCTTTAACCTGTCTTTGCACTTCATTGGCAATTACAGTTGCTATAAGGCTATGGTCTGCATCTGCAACCGCCTCAATCAAAGAATCAATATCATTTCCATCGCCTATAACTTTCTGATAAGCGTTGACAGCTTTCATATGATTAAGTTCTTTGCTCATATTCTCGAACTTTTCAGCCTGCAACTTTTCAGCTTCCGCCTTTGCTTCTGCTTCCTGTTCTTCTGCTGTCTGTTTTGAACGAAGCTCTTTCTTGTACTTAGCTGCTTCTGAACTGGCTTTATCTGAAGCGTTCTTATACTTCTCTTTTTCAGCTCTTTCATTAGCAAGCTGTGCCATAAGCTCTTCCACACTAGGTGTCTGTTCTTCGTTCTGTGGCTCATTATTAGTTGTTGGTTCTGTTGTTGTGTTAGTTACATCTGCCATAATTTCTTTACCTCTGCTTTCTGCGTTTTTTGTTGTTCTCTCAACTTCTTGCGATATTTGTATTGCCCTTTCTCTAGGGCATATAAAAAGCCACAAGGCATTTTCTACCCTGTGGCTCAATATCAATTATTTATCTGTTCTGCCCTTATCTATAACTGGACTATTTTCTGTCTGGTCTGATAAATCTTGCATTGTGCGGTCTTTGTTAGGTGATTGTTCGCCATCTCCGCCCTCCGCTTGGTTCTGTGTGTCTTTGTTGATTATACTGTCTTGATATGCCTTAACCATCTCTCCGCTTCTCGCTACAACATCGTTAGGGTCGTCAAAGAACGGAATCGCATCAACTGTATCTTTAAGGCTAAATCCGTGGCTTATCAATGTTGCCATAGCATTAACCTTGGTTGACATTTCATAAGTTTTTTGTCGCTTAATGTTAGGCTTTACATCTCTTGCTCTTAATTTAAGTAATGGGTTGCTACTGTTAACATTGTTTGACAGCTTAATAGCCGCAAGAACAACTTTTATTTCTTCCATTTTGCAGCCATCAGTAATTAATTGCTGTTTTGCCGCCGCTGTCTCTGCTTGTGACCAACCTGTTGCATCTGACATTGCAACACCTGTACTGCCACCGCTATTATCATTCCGTTGTGGCACATTACATTTCTGCAAGATTATCTGTCGCCTTGATTGGATATTATTAAGCATCCCTGTGTAATCATAATTAATTGCAAGTGGCTCAACTATTGGAGTTTTGCCATCTGCTGATGTATAAGTCTGCATCCACTCGCCAGATTTTGGTTTCCTTACAGTTTCTTCAATAGTCTGTGTGCCATCCTCATTGTCTGTAACTTTTTTCTCTACAGGAAAGTCAACATCGTTTGTATGCCAAACTGCCTGTGTGTTCTGTTCAACATCATTGGTAAAATCTGAAATAAGTAAATTTAAGTTATCCATTTCAGATATTTGCCGTTCAAAACAGCCCATTCTATCAAATGACCTTGTATATTCAATAATAGGGATTTTATGTAATGGATTTTCTTCTCCGCTTCTCTTTAAAAATCCCCATTTTGTCTTCCCTTTTTCTGGTCCATTAGTAATTTTTATTCCGTCAGTTATTTCATATCGGATATCTTTAGTAAAACAAGTATAATATCTTGTTCCACTATGCTTATCCTTGATATAAGTACCTGCAAGAATAACTCTCTTGTCATTGTAAGCTGTTGACCTTATAACAAACGTTGTTCTTGGATCTAATACATCATATGTGAAATAGCTTTCTCCGTCCTCATATTCTGTATTCACATCAATAAGGACATATCCGACGCCACCGATTTCAACATATCTTGCAAGTTCCTGTTGCTTCTGTCTTGCGTTTTGTGATTCGTAGCAACTGTTTAATTCTGCTATAGCTTTTGTAAGGTTAAAATCCTCATTGTCGCCATTTTGAACTAGTGTTATAGGATTTCCCCACTTAAAGCCTAAATTAAACTCTGTGACCTCGTTAGCCACATTATCACAGCACTCGCAGTCAATGTCTGGTCTGTAAGTCTTTGGATTTTTCCTAACTATTGGCTGTATTCCTGCGTCATAATCAAGAAGAAATTGTATTCTGTTGGAATTAATATCATGTTCCAAAATTGCTTCACGCAAAATCGGTATTATGTTGTCAGATGTTATTTCTTTTGCACCTGTATAAATAGCAATTCTTCCTGTCTGCATTGTCTACACCTCTAATAAAATGTCATACCGCTTGAACTTCTACTCTGCGGCACTTCTTTAATTTGAAAATTATCATCGTCGTTCGGAACGTACCAAATCCATTTATGACAATGTTTACAAGCTAATTTGTGTGTGCGTGGGTCTTCCTTATCCGCCTTAGTTAAAAACTTATGGCAGTTCGGACACATAATTGACTTGTCTTTATTCATATAAAATTCCATATATTACCTCTTTGCATAACAAAAGCACCGCCACAATTAAGTAACAGTGCTTTTTGATAAGGAATGTTTTGTTTATGAAAAACAGCTCTGTAATTTCTTACAGATACAGTATATCATTAGTGCAATAGGACATTCTAGGACAACTTTAAATAACTATTGCCATATTTTTCTTCAAATACTTTTAACGCTCTTCCGTGAAGTCTTGTTACATTTCTGTATGAAAAATTCATTTCTGTAGCAATTACTTCAAATGTCTTTTTTTCAATGTATCTTGAAAAAAGTACGTTGTAGTAATCTTCATCTTCTATGCTGTCTATTTGCCTTGTAATCGTATTTTTCTTATCAATGTATTCATCTATCATTCTGTCAAGATTGCGTTCCATTTCGTCAATCTTAGCATATGTAGTACCTATTTTATCTGGGTCTGATGATGATAATACTCTTTCTTCATTTTTTACTGCCGATATGCTGCAAGAAAGCTCTCTAAGTTGTGCTATCTCTGTTAACTTGTTATTTATCATACGATTAAGTCTACTGATTTGATTAAGATAATCCTTAGTTGTCATAATAGATTAACCTCCTATATTGGGCTTGACATAATGACTGTTTTTTTAACTCGATTTCCTTTTGTCATCCTCAATGCAAAATTTGAAAATACATCTGGAACATCATCAAGCTGTTTCTTCCCTGATACTGAATACTGTTTTAAAAGCGACATCATTACTCCATATGGTTCATTAGGTTTGTAAAGTGATGCGTCTTTAAAAATAATGTGTTGCAAAATCCAGTTAGAGCATTGAAAAATCCTTGCCTCTTTGTTTGTTTCAGTCGGCGTGTCTGTAATATTACATATCCAACCTACACTCTCTACACGCTTATTAACCTCCATTGCAACCCTGTCGCCACCGGCATTACGCTCAAATTCGCACTCTTGCACTTTGTTATTTACAAGTACACCTGCAGCATTTCTGTATTGTTCTTCATAATCTGCTGTGTTATCACATACGCAATCAACACAGTAGTAATCTTCGCCATACTTCTGCAATACAGGCAGTACAAAATAATCTGTACCTTTTCCTTTTGTATCGCATTGAGCTGTGATAATTTCTGGCTCTCCGTGTGGCAAATTAAGGTATCTGCGGATTTTATCATCCGGGAATAGTAATCCCTCACGTTCTATAGGGTCTTGTTTATACAGGCAGCGATATGAGATTTCATCCATAAGCAACTGAATATCTTCAAAATCCTTTACTGTATAGCCGCCAAATTCAAAGTCAAAATTACTTTCTCCTGTTACTGGGTCTACATCAGGCACGGATATTACTTTAACTCGTTTGTTCCCCTCATAAGCTTGTATAATACGTCCTATTACATCTCTAACGCTCCACCTTGTAGCAATATGTATTTCTTTACATGGGTTTCCATCCTCGTCCGGTATCTTTCTTTGTCGTGCATCCACTGCATATTTATCCCACAATTTGTCAAGATATGTTGGGTTTAGTGCTTCTTCAATGCCACCTATCATATCATCAACTAGCAGAAATTTGTTGGCTCTGACTTTACCGGCATTTTTACTGCCGACAGATGTACATTGTACAGATTGAAACGGCTTATATTTTCCTACGTTAAACTGTTCAAGTTTTGCATTTGTACTTGTTACTTCAAGTCCAGGGAACACTTCTCCCCATGTATACTCGTCAGCGTTTGTGACAATATCGTATACTCCATCATAATACATTCGTGTAATGTCTCCGCTGTGTGAATAAAAGAGGTTATATCCGTTTGAGTACCAACCTATAACCGCAGAATGGAAAAACTTTTCGATTGTGGTTTTTCCTGTTCCGGGTGGGAGAGAAATACATAAAATATCATATTTATCATCAATCATGCCTTGTAATGCTTCTATTAAGCCTATTTTGATAAACTGTTTTCTTCTTGGCATATAGAATCTTTCTTTAGGTTCACGTTTCTTTTCTATGTATCTAAAAAAACTGTCAACAACCTTGTTTTGCGCTTCAATCAGTAAAATATCGTAAAACCAATTAATCAGCTCATATTCCGTTTTATTTGCAAACGCATACTTCTCTAAATCCCATATCGTTCCACCTGTCTTATCCTTGCAGAAACGCTCTATAAGCTCTTTTGTCCTTTCTGTAAGTTGTAGTCCATACTCAATATCTTTCTCGCCGTTTATGGCTACACTGCAAGCGTCTACATAGGCATTGATTACCTGTTCATCAATTCCATTTTTCTTTATGTAATTTTCATATCCATTAACTGTAGAAATAAGGCTCTGACTAGCCATAAGAAAAGCACCTCCACTTTTCAGCAAAGGTGCTTATAGACCTCTGCCTATAACTGTTTTAGGGTAGCGACTACAATCAATCTGTAGCCGGTAATATCGTTTTAGTTGTAATATACCGCTCCGTGGCACAAAGGACATTCACACTTCCAGTTATCGCCCTCTCGTTGGTCGCCACAGTATATATATTCTTCTTCAATCGCTTCAAAAATCGTTCCACAATTCTTGCATTCAAACCTTCGCGGTTTTTTGGCTATGTTCAAATCGCCTTTTTTAATTATTTTCATAATCTTACTCCTTGTACAGTTCATCCGCATATCTTGACATTTCAATCTGTGTTCCGTTTTCATCCCTTGCACTGACAGTTACATATCTGTTACTTCCGCTTATCATATCTCCAAGTCTTATTTCTGTTTTATTATCATCAAAGTTGTAACATTTACGCATTTCTTCAATGCAGTTATTCATTTCTGCTATTTTCATTTCTCATAAATCTCCTTGTTTCTTCAACTATTTTAGAATCCCTAGCAAAAGTCATTTCAATGTGGCTTTGTGGCAGTCTGCCAAACTTTTCCAAAGCATTTTTTCTACTGCTTCTTTTGAAACATCTACACCGAAATTTATCAACGCTTCTTCGGGTGGCGATTGATACTCTGATAAAGGATTGTCAATGTTACTCATTCCTCATAAACCTCTCAAAATCTTTCCTGCATTTAGGGCATAATTCATATGTTTTTTCTAAAAATTCATATCTACGGACATTCTTGATTTCAAGACACATATCATTATCTTCAAAAGCGGGAACTATATCTCCGCAACATCCAACTTGCTTAAATCTAACTTCTTTCCAGCTCTTAGGTATTATCTCTTTTCCGCACCTATCGCAAGTGTGCCATTCTTTGCTATGCTTCATCGTGAATTTCCTCCCAAACTCTGCAAAATTCCTTGAATGTTTTCTTGTCTATCAGTGAAGCTATTTCGTGCAAGTTTACAATGTTGATTTCTGCATCTTGCTCATATTGTACATCAGCAATAAGGTTTATATTAACCATTGGAAGGCTTCCGGCATAATGCTCTATTTTATATGAACTGCATAAGCACCGCC